TCGACAAGCCAAGGTTGTGATCGGCGATATTCTACAAGCACCTCATTCCCCCATGTCAGATGCGTCACGGAATCCTTTGAACACCGGAAACCGAGGTTTGTCCTTGGTGCCGATGGCAAAGTATTTATAGGTGACAATCTTACCCAACATATCTTGTCGGCCGTCCCATAGCATCTGTCGTGTAGCCTGATCAAAGCCAGACCCGATGCCGAACTCGATACCATCAAACTCGCCATTGATACCACGAACGCATAGGGTACCCATGGTACCCTTAGCCACTAGGTTAGCCTGATGGCTTGACCGCTTGCCTAGACCCAACTCGTTGGTGGTAAGCGGATTATCGTTCCGCATTTCCTCCAGTAGGTCGACAATCACAGCCTCGCCATCAGAAAACCGCTTGACCTTGAGAAGGTAAGCTTCCTTAGGTGTGGATCGACCTTGCTTGTAAGGAGACTGCGGATGGCGCAACATAACACCCTCATAACCTTCATCTAAGGCTTTGGCTTCATAGGTTGCGAGTTCAGCCTCATTGAATACAAGGAAATTAGGTACGATCCGCAGGCGATCCTGCCACCAAGGAATCTTGATATCCTCATTACGGAGAATGTCAAACCGTTTGGTATAGTCGGCTGTACCTACACGGTCGAATACCCAGAAGGTGAAGGCAGGCCGGCCGTCCTCGCTGTTGACAGCAGAGGAGGTTACATTAAACGCATCTTTGGCGTTTGGAGACCCGACAATTAACTCGCCGTCAAACTTTTCGAGGGCCTCGGCGTTATCCTTAAACCATGCTTGAATAAAGCGGTTACGGATGGGCTTCATAGACCTAGCCCAAGCCACACCGTCAAAAGCCAGACAGCGAATACCGTCAAGCTTGGGGCTGGCCAACATTGGCCAGCGCACCGTAGCCTTGTCATATTGACAGGCTAGCATGGGTCGGAAAGTGGCCATTAGGCCACCTTCTGTTCGGTGATTTCCTCAATCTCCAGGGCACCCTCTGGGCCGAGATCACGCTTGCCCATAGCCACGATGGCAGGACCATCTTCTTGGAGCATCTGAGCCAGCTTTTCGGTCGGGCTAAGCGGCCCACGGAAGCTAGACCGCTTAGGCGTCGGCATGTCATACTGCGTAGGCTGACCAGGGACTGGAGTGGTGCCCTTGGGCAGCTTGACCGCAGTCGGAGCCTTGGCCACCTTAGCCACCTTGACCGCCTTAGCAGGGGCGACCGCCTTGACCACCTTAGCAGGCTTGACGGCCTTGGCCACCTTAGCAGCCGTATTGGCGGCGGCGCGCTGCGCCGAACCAATCTTGGCGTCAAGGTAGGCAATCACCTCGCGACCGTCGCGGATCGGCTCGAGGCCGATACCCTGCTCGCGGGCCAGAAAGATGGCCGAGCGAGAGCGTCGCTCGGTACCTGCGGCGACCAGAAGTTCGGCCACGGTAAAGCGGCCGTTACCAGCAGTCAGCAGGTCGGTGATAATCTGTACCTTATCGTCACGTTTCATAGACATTGTGTCATACCTTTCATGTTGTATGCGACCATTATACCACAGGCCGCGGGGCTTGTACAGAGGAAAATTGGCGGGTTAACCGGCATACCCAGAGGGTGTGACATTTTTATCACACCGACCCTTGCGGGTATAGGATCCCCGGCCGCGCTTGGCACGTACCACCTTTACCCCCAACGCGCGGAGAACCCTCCAGGAGGGATCACGCGGCTTCGATATAGACTTCTTGGCCAACATCATTATCCTCCAGCGTTTTCACCCAATCCAAATAGTCACGGACTAGCTCCATAGCCTCTTCCGTAGTTACCTTACGGCCAGCAACATATTCCGCCCATTCAAGGTCGAAATCATTAAGTAGCCGTTCAGTTTCGACATTGTATTCCATCGGAACCTCCTCTTGATGGTACCATTATACCACGGCCCGGGAGGGATGTACAGGGGTATTTGGTTAATTTTGGTTAATCATCTGGGTGGTGTGACAAAAATATCACACCTAACGGTTGTAAATTAATTACCGTAAATATCTCGGACCATTAATGATACGATATCAGACCATTCCGATGTCAAAATAGTTACGGTATTTTCATCATATACCACGGATCCAGTAGTCGTGCCCCTTCGGCGCTGCATGTAAGGAATATGAATTTCCGTAAACCCTTTTGCCTTGGCCAGATGCTTAGAGAAGGCATGACAATCGGCACGCTGTGTATCATCGACTATGATCATTCTGGCCTTACGTATGGCTCGCTCCACAAGCATGTTGCCTCTATAATCACGCTTACCTCTTCCTGTTGGTCCATCAATCATGACCAAATCATACGGTGTAATATCCATCGCATTATCCGCGTGTTCACTATCATACCAATCCGTCGCTGGATCCACAGGCACATGTCTAATGTAGGTACCAGGTAAAAACATGAGCCTAAGGTCTCGATATATTTCAGCATACCATACTGGAGACTCCTCAATGGACACAAATGGTACATTGGTCTCATATGCATATTCAGCGAAGAAGGTAGTGCTTCTACCTGCACCCAATTCGAGTATTGATTTGGGTTTGCATTTTAAAAGGAGTGTCGATAATAGACACCAAAATTTATGATCCTTTGCACCCCACAGCTTACCATCATAATATAGCTGTTCTGGATCAAGCATAGAGCATATCCACCACTCGGCCATTTTCATCGACAGCACGCACACGCGCATCTTTCCAGCATCTCTTGGCCGTCTGCATGTGACTGGTAATAAGACGATCTGTAGGATAGTTAAGATGTGATTGATCTCTCCAATCACTTATTGGTAAACCATTGCTGGAAAGAAATTGAACCTGGATCCTAACTATACTATACATGTCTGTCTCCTTCAAAGCCATTATACCAGGTTATATTCAAATGTACAGGGTTAAACATGGCTTTCTACATTACTAGATAGCCAGATCGGAGGACAATGCTTAACCACTCGTGTTGGATACATATTGGTACGCATAAGCGTATAAGTGGAGGAAGATATGTTTATTAAATTGCTAACATGGCTTGGCCTACGCAAAGTTGAGGCTGAGAAAAAGTTTGAAGAAGTGAAGGCCGAAGCGACTGCGAAGCTAGACGTCAATAAGGACGGCAAGGTAAATGCTGAAGATATTCAGGCCGCGGTTGCAACCAAGACGCCGCTTGATGTCAACAAAGACGGCAAGGTCAATGTCGAAGATGCCAAAGCTGCTATTGAAGAAGTAAAGGCTGAGGTGAAGGCTAAGGTTATTCGCAAGCCTCGCGCACCTAAGGTAGCTGCGCCAGCACCTGTTACTAAGGGTAAGCGTAAAACAAAATGATTAGAGCAGGATTTTTCATCGCCGTTCTTGCGGCCACTTTAATCTATGCTATTGCAGCTTTAGGTAGAACACCAGAAGCCATAGCATATACGTGGAAAGTGATCCGGGTCGTCGATGGGGATACTGTTCAATTTGAAGCTCCATGGATTCCTGCTCCGATTGCACAACGCATATCGGTCAGGGTCTATGGGGTTGATACTCCTGAAAAAGGTCATCGCGCCCAATGTCCGCAAGAAGCAATCATGGGGCAGCGAGCCACAGATTTTACCAAAAATGCAATCGCATCTGCATCTAGTGTACAAGTGATGCTTATGGATTGGGACAAATATGGCGGCCGAGTTCTTGGTGATATAATGATTGATAATCGCTCTCTGCGTTCTTCATTAATCGCAGAAGGTCTGGCGCGCGAATATTTTGGTGAGGCCAAAACAAGCTGGTGTAATTAATTTATGGCGAAAGCTTGGATATTAACATCAGAAGCACCAATTGATGAAAAACTAATTAATCGTGATACCTTAATATCTGAAGGTGTTCCAGGTGGTCAATATGAAAATATAAGATTGCTTGATGAATTTAGATTTTTAGGGTTTGATGCCTCAATAGTAAATCCAAATCTAACTATACCAAAAAATTTACCAGATATTGTATTAATAAGAACTACCAATGGCAGCAGTATCGATTTTATCAATAAGCTAAAATTACTAAAAATTAAATGCATCAATAATATTGATGCACATTTGATGTGTGCTAATAAATTGAAACAATTAGAAATTTTAAATAAATCTAATGTTAGAATACCAAAAACACTCACAATAGATATACCTTTTGATGATATGGTTTTAGAAAATCTACATCTACCAGTAGTGATTAAACCAATATTATCGCAAAGGGGTGAACTTGTAGCCTTATGTAAAACCTTGGATGATATCTACATACATTGCAAAAAAATACAAATACGCTTTCCATATCAAAAAAAAGTTATGGTACAAGAATTAATCACTGGGCCAACCATAGTAGCATGGGTTATTGGTAGAATACCAATCGCAGCGCAAATTAGATATCCTAAATCTAATGTTGATTTTTTTATATCAAATAATAGAGATGATGGTATACGAGAACAATATAAAATCAATGATAAATTGAAAACTATTATAATTGATGCAGTAAATGCATTAAATATTGAAATAGCAAAAATTGATATTCTAAAATCCTCAAATGGATATGTAATATGTGAAGTAAATTCTCCTGGTGGGTTTTCTGGTAGAGACCATTATTTTGGATCAAATCATGCCAAAGATATAGTATCATATATTGATAGAATGTTCAAATGATCAATGCATGGTTATTAACAAGTCCTTGGCCTAAATCTCATTTTTATGAAACTTGGCGGTTTCTTAATGAGATGGAAAGACGTGGTTTAAATGCAACTCATGTGCATCCTGAAATGTGCACTGTGGTTGGTGATAATGTATTCATAGATGGGCGACAAATAATTCCACCTGATCTTATTATCATGAGACATGCTCACTGGAATCCGGAAAATTTAAGAAAATTATCCATATTAAAAAACCATGGTAGCATATTTGTAACAGATTTAGAACCTCATATTGATGCTCTTGATAAGATCATTGCCCACGAAAAATATGTAAAGGCAGGAATACCCACACCCAAAACTATATTTGTAAATCTATTAGATAATGATGCGGCCGAAGAAATAGGAGATTTAATAGGATATCCATGTGTAATTAAATGGAGATTTGCGGCTGGATCGGAAAGAGTTTATCTCTGCAAAGATGAATTTGAATTACAAATGATTGCAGGTAATCTAATTAAATTCCTTCCGAATCCTCAATTCTCTCGACGACTATCATCAGATCCAAAAAATCCATATAGCATCCATAATACTACTGTGATTGCTCAGGAATTTATTGAACTTAATTATCAATTAACAGCGCATTGTGTGCGAGGTCGTAATATTCAAAGCACCATGCAAGCTATTCCACCATCATTTACAGGCTATTCAAAATTTAAAGCTGCCTTTGCGAATGATGAAGGAAGAGTGCAGCTTCCCATAAGAACGTCAACTGAGATTAGAAATCTTGTGGAAAATTCTTTAAATGCATTGAATATTGAATGGGGAAGAATTGATATATTCCCAACCAAAGATGGATTAAAACTATGTGAAGTTAATCCTTCAGCAAATTTCCCAATGACGGAAGCATGTTCTTTGCAAAATCTTGCTGGTCATATTATCGACCATGCGATTGAAAAATATTATTCACTAAAAAGATGATTTCTATTATCTAAATCTGCTATCCAATGATTGATATAGAAATCATAAGAATCAGGCATTTTAGATTCTAATTCTTGCAACCAAACTATAACTTTATCAAACCAAATCTGTCTATCTTTATTTGATAGAGATTCCCATTCTCTCTGCTTTGCAGGCCAATCATAACCGGCATGAATATGATTCAGGGGTGTTATGAACATGCAACGAGCTATGGTGCGAAGCATTTCATGAGAATATGTCATAATCTTATATATGGTGGGGAAGGTAGGATTCGAACCTACTGCGTTTCTTATGTGCCGGATTTACAGTCCGGTGCCCGTCCGCCATCCGAGCAGCTTCCCCGCACTAAGGGCCATACCTTATTTTCAAAATAGAGTGTGGCCATATCTAACGGATATTCGTGAAATGTCTTTCTAGTCTTAGCCGGTAGTGAATCAAACCATTCCCAAAAATGCTTTCGGAATTCTGGTTGTTCCGAAAGAGGTGGAGCGGGGTACGAGAATCGAACTCGTGTCCTCAGCTTGGAAGGCTGTGATAATGCCATTATACGAACCCCGCAAATTGGTCGGCGCGTAGGGAATCGAACCCTATCCCAACAGTAATCAGCTGCCTAAGGAGGTATAAGCTCCTGGTGAGCACCAGCCCTCACGCCGTAACTATTATGATAGAGTCATTCTCGTGCGATGCGCGAGAGTCTCCTCAGAACCTAGACCATTATCAGATGGCTCATAAAGAGGATCTGCTGGATTAGGTTGTTCATTAATCATATGAACCTTAAGCTGAGTCCATTGACCATCATCACCCAAAGATTCCATCCAAAATCTAGTTGGGCCCCAAGCCAACGTACCGTCGGGTTGTTGAATCCAACCATGGTCTTGAACTATTCTTAAATCATTTATCATTTTGAAGTTCTCCTTGCCCATTCCATATAAGGAATAACCAAATTATTTTGAATAATCTTATGATGTTCTTTAAGATCATTCGGCCCTTTAAATAATGGCATCATACCTCTAGTCTTATGATCATCAATAAATTTATCATCTCGACATACACGGTCAATCTTAGAAGCAATATCGTTAATCAATGTTGATGGCATGTTACGCGATGCATATAGGCCATGATAACCATAAGATAAGAGTCCAGGATCATTAGATCCAATCGTAAATATATGAGGCACTTCAGTAAATCCAGGAATATGTGAACCATCAACATTAGTATGTGCCAACATTCTTACCTCACCAGCAGAGACAAGACCGGCGGCTGATGCGACGGAGATATATGCAGCATCAGTCACACCCGCAATCAAATCCTGTGTTGCAATACCACCACTTCTATAAACTGCATTGACAACATTTGTTCCTGAAGCCTCAGCAAATTTTGCTACAGTATATTGTGTCTCAGCGCCACCATTACCTATGGATATCGAGCCAGATTTTCCTGCCGCAATTAAATCATGAATCGTTTTAAACCTAGAGGATGATTTGACTGCAAATACGAAAGATGCAATGCTAAACATACATACTGGAGCAAGACTATCACTATCATAGGCAAGACGCTCTCTAGCAGGTGCTAAGAAAATTCCACCAAGCCCGTTAGATAATAAAGCATTACTATTAGCGGGCTGCGATAGAATATGAATTGCAGCCTCAACACCATTACCTGCTGGTCTATTTGAAACCCTTGCATCAATACCGACTGTAGATAACCGGGCCGCAAGTATTCTAGTTGATACGTCAGAAGATCCACCAATACCGGATCCAACAATCAAACTAAGTTCGTTTTGATTTGCATTGGCCGATGCAGATGCAGTTAGAGCAGCACATCCAATTAGCATATTTCTACGATCAATCACATTTTTCTCCTCAAATCAATTTGGCGACCCCGGCACGACTTGAACGTGCGACCCACAGATTAGAAGTCTGTTGCTCTATCCACTGAGCTACGGAGTCTATTATTATGTATGGTGGACCCGGTAGGACTCGAACCTACGACCAAGCCGTTATGAGCGGCCCGCTCTGACCAACTGAGCTACAGGTCCAAAAGAGCCCGGTGGGATTTGAACCCACGACCACATGATTAAAAGTCACGTGCTCTACCGCTGAGCTACGGGCTCGAACTTTGGTAGGCCCGGTCGGATTCGAACCGACACTGAAAGGATTTTAAGTCCTCTACCTCTGCCGGTTGGGTTACGGGCCCTTATCTGGTTTGTGTTCATAACATGTATTGCGATAACCATCAGGAGTCGGCGTACCGCAACATACTGAATCATAGCAATCTGGCTCGTCACATAGACCGGCGAAGGCCTTGACCTTAGGGTTATCAATACCCTCTTCCTGTAGGACCTGGGCTAGAGACTCAGACCGAGAATAGTCCAATTCATTAGTGATATTCATACCACCAGCAAAATATATCGGCATATAAGCTTCAGGACCAAATCCCATCAAGGTATAGATCAGATGACGAAATGAACCTGGATCACGACCAAAATCATCAATCTTGCTGATGACCCAAGCAGTAACAGCCAGCTTGGTATCAGGATCACATTTGTCAACCAGCTCCTGAATCTCAGGCGAGAGTTCGGTCACTGCTTCTTTTCCTCTTCTTTCAAAGACATGAACTCATAACCAAGTGCGGCCACAGTCACAGTCAACATGACTACAAACAGTGCAGCCCAGAATCCGACGTCATGACCAAAGATGAAACTGAGCCACCAAGAAGTGACGGCTAGGGTCATTGGAAAGGTCACGAAGAAAGCCACTGCAAGAAGGTAAGGCAAGAATTTATTCATCGTACGCATTGCGATAATCCTCAGCCTCATCATCGCGAACCAGATTATAGAAGCGCGCCATATATTCCTGATGCTCGGAATGCGGCGTGTAATATGCTAGCACGGTACGAACCGCGGCCAGGTTGCGCCGACAGTCCAGGAGGTCTTGCTCTTGGTGAGGCATCAGGTCATCCCTGTCAATGAGATCCTGGATCTCTTGCCAGATATCCTCATATGACTCGCGTAGGCTAGCAACGACAATAGCACCAGCAACTTCAGAGTCAATTTCTAGCTTCATGTCAATCTCCTTATGATGCAACCATTATACCATATAGCAGGATAGCTGTCAATGGCAAGTTAGTGTAGAGTCATACCAATTCGTTCGGATATCGGTAGCACAGTTTCATCTGGCAATTCGCCACGTTCGATTAGTCGCCCCCGCCCGATGGCTAATTCCTCAAGGGCTATGATGCCCATGACCATCTGAAACTGGCTATCTTCATCCATATCGGACTCGATACAAAGCTTCTCCAACATGTCTAAGATTTCTTGCTTACGTGGATCTATCATTGGGTTTCCTTTTCTGGTATAGCCTCAAGCCACCATATTACACGTTTACCAAGCTTGCGATTTCCAAAGCGGGTAGGCACGCGACCAGACCAACCGTTCTTCCTCGCCTGCCCGCGAGAAGGCCAAGCACCAACGGCGACGGCTATGTCCTCGAAAGACAGCTCATCGGAATCGATGCGAGTCACTTTCTCGTGCGGCTCGAACGGCCCGAACAAAAGTTCGATATCGCGGTCGGTCGCGTGCTTATTCACCACATTCATGCATATATTATATCATGCAATGAATGTGGTGTACATGGTAATTTAGATTAAAGTTTGGCTTTTAATCTATTGAAAGTTTTTCCTTAGATGGATTTTTAGAAAGCCACATCTTTTTATATTCTAATGCGTTCATCGTAGACATCTTTGCATTATGAGCATGGTGAACAACCATGAAATTATCTTGGTCAGTTTTACCACCTTCGCTCCATGGTTCGATATGTGCACCCCTAGCATCTTCGGCCGAAAGCTTTTCGCCGCTGATTGCACAAGTATAACCTTGGTGTGCAAGCCTCTCCTCAATTTGTGTACGAGAGAAACACCGCTTTCTATCAAGAACTGTAATAGAACCTTCAGCTTCAGGATCAAATTTGCCTTCATTGATAAGCCAAAGGACAGGGCGCACCATGTCATCCTTGACCTTCCACTCACTCAACATTCCGACAAATGCACCTTTCTTATCTGATATTAAGCGGCCATCATGATATCCTTTAATAAGCTTATCATTATCACTACCGATGAAATTGAGTAGCGACTTGTAAAAAGATTCATAAAATTTTACAGAGTCATTCAACTTGAACGGTCCATGATAATTTGTGTAGTGCATGTACCACCGACTGAGAAGTGTCACCTCATATGAAGTCAAACCCTCATTTTTCTTTAGCTGCCGACGCGCATCTGCAATCTCTGCTAAAAAGTCTAGACATAGCATCATCTTTTTATACATACGCGCGATATCGTTCTCGGTAATCTTACCGATGTCAGCATCTTCATACATCTTAACAAGCATACCGTTATCGCCGTGATCACATGAACCAATAGCGCCGCAATACGCCTTCTTAGGAATCTGCCGATCACCATGCCATACCATGCACAAAATACGAGCGACAATTTCATGGTAGCACATATTTTTATTTGCAAACTTTAAGTATGTGCTTTTATCATTCTTAATTCCGTTATTTGTAGATTTTTGTAAAATCTCAAATAGCTTTGCTTGGTGTACTACAGCGCGAACAATATCACCAACCACGTTAGGATGATATGTGTTTAGCTTACCCATCGGGCTTACAGGATCACCAGCATTTGCGATGCGGAATTGCTCACCCTTTTGCTTTGATGACATACCATAATATATGACTAGCTGAATCGGATATTCATCAAACATCTGTTTCCAATCATCCGTCAAATCAGCATAATACTTTTCTCGCAACTCTACGATAGGGCAATTTTTGTGAATCTTAAATTCACCCTTACGAAATTTTTCTATTGCTCTAATACGATGTGCACCATCCATGGTTTCATAATCATACCTTGATCCTTGGCCTTTATTTGATATCAAACGAATTAGACCAATGTCCATCGGAATAAAAATAGACTGAATTATTGCCTGATATTTTGAGGGATTTTTAGAAGTGCCATTTGGATTTGCTACTAGATCATCGCGTTGCCAGGGAGGATTGTTATTCGTATTGACGAAAATATATGTCTGTAGAAATTGGCGAAGCGTGATTTCTATAGGCTTACTCCACTTGAATCGCGATCTTATCGTGGGTGCATTATCTACTTCAGTTGTATCTAACATAATTATTCTCCAATGTAGATGCTATAAAGGGTACGAGCATTATTGCTGAGGCCTAAGCATCTACACTCATTTATAATGTATTTTGTAAAAAGTACGTGGCCACGTACTTTTATTTTAGATTTTTATAATAATCCAACCACAGTTTTGTATAGCGATTTTCTGTATATGTCTGGTGCCATGGTCCACCATCAGTATAATGCACAGCTCGCGGATTTTCAAAGTGATAATAACCTTCTAGTGTATTCCACTCTAGCGGTATGCTATCAACAGACTCGGTCCACTCCATACGATGCAATTCCTTGGCCGAAGCCTTAGCAACATAATCTGGAGTCAGCACTCGACACTTAGCATTATCAAACAACATGAGCGATGACCAATTCTTACGCGGATATCCAACTTGAGTCTGCCCATCCATCTTGCTTATAGAACGTGGAACATAGTCAGGATGCTGGCAGCAGGCTACGGCCGAGCCTGTCAGATAACTCGATAGCAGGTTGACGTCATCTAGAAACAGAAAGTCACAATCGACGAATAAACTTGTTCCTTCATATCCGCTAAGGTATGGAACAAGAAAACGAGAATAGGTAAACTCTGTAGACTGGCCTTCGGATGATATGCGTTTCCATCCGTCTGGTGATCCGATTAGACGATGCACCTCGACAGATCCATGCGGAGAATTATGCAGAATCGAATATCGACATACATCCCATGCAATTGATTCTGTGGAATCATAGCCTATGAAAACTTTTAACAATGAATGATGCTCGATAGAAAATCGGTGGAATAAGAATATTTCAATAGGGCCGAGTCAAATTCATGAACCTTGTTGGTGCATTCCTGCACTAGCTGATCAATATCCGATAGAATGGAGATATCACCACCAACCTTCGCAGAAAACATTTTTCTAGTGATATTCTGATTCTTGGAAAACAATACCATCGGGACTCGAAGATGTCTTGCAACCCAAGCACAGCTTCCGTGATATCCCACGAATAGACGACAGCCGAGCAGTTTTTGAATCAGCTCGTTCATAGGTGTTCGATAGGAAACAACATCCGCATCTAGATGTTCAATAACAGCCAGCCACTTTTCACCGAGCGGATCCTTCCATGCTTTGTTTCGAGGAAACGGAATCATATTTTCAGTCGGTGGGCATATCACTATACGGTTCGATGTACACTTATGAGTTACAGTCGACCACCAGTGATTATGAGCGTCATAATAAAATTTATAATTGGTATGCGGATTATCTTCATCAAATATCATCGATGAATTATAAACATGTTTCAATGACGCATTAGCTGGTCGCATCAATTCAAATATGCGACTAGCCCTATCGTCTATGGTTTCAGGATCTTCGGAGTATGTTCTAACACCTTGTGAATGTGACCAATGAAATACAAGTCTCACATGCTCATCAAGCTTATCAGATAGATTATGTGCATATGCGATAGGGCTACAGATATCGCCGTAGCCTATCTTACCTAACCAATCTATCTTTATAGTCATATTACCATTCAGGTCCGATCGTCCTTTCTTCACGGGTATAGATGTAGGAGAAGTCGACCCCATAGGCTGGCACGACCATAATCTTATCGGGCATACCGTTTTGATCCTTCTCGCCTAATCCACCATGAATGAAATACGTATTAGGATACTTGTCAGGCGTTAGCCGGCGCAGAATCATAGCCTGCGCGTTGCATTTATCTTGTAGCCGCTCGTGTTCAATCAAAGCCTCTTGCATGGCCTGCTTACACTCTTGTGCTAGCACGAAGCCGATGCCACCAGATGCTGCGGATAACTGCTCGATAAGAAGCCGTAGCTTATCGGTCATTCCTTTTCTCCCAATAGCGCACGAGTCTCAGGCTCAAGCTTGTCCCAATCTCCGCGCCAGATATGCTTGGCCATATCACGAAGAGCAGCACGCATCTTATCCATATAGTTATGACATTCAATCAATTCTGTTTGATACTCATCTATTAGAAACAATGCGGCTCGTAATTGCTCAGCTACATCCATACAGTCTTGACCATGCGCGGTCATAACGCCGCTAGCCACCAGCTCCTCGTTCTGAGCCCATGACTCTAGACGAGCCGGTAGATCAGGTGGACCCCAGCCCATCATATCACCCGCTGTCGTAAACTTCATGTCACCCATACCGCTCATTTACACACTCGCTTGATGGCCCTAGAGAGGTCTTGACCACTTAGATACAAGTATTGTCCTTTCAGGAAGTCGCTAAAGACAGATTCCATCACAAGCTTATCCTGCAGGTATGTACGACAGCTAACTTCATACCATAGATGATCTCCTTGCTTGGAGACTACCTCATATACCCTTCCCTTATATTTACAGAGTCCAATCGTTTTATCATAGAAATGGCTTGTCTCGCTCATGATACTTGTCCTCCATCAACGGGCACACGCTCAGGTGGACCCCAGCCAGTCTGTACATACTTGACGATGCGAATACGCTGCGGATTAGCGCGACCAGAACGAATAGCCTGATCCATCTCACGCTTTGCATCGTCATAGGTGACGAAGATGTTCACCCACGGAAAATAATATGACCCTGCGGTTTCTTCTATGCGATAGTGGGTTCTCATACAATCTCCCTTAGTCTATATTCGACCTTACGGTTAAAGTCTTCCGGAAGTCTTTGACCATAAGGGACATAAGGGAGCACCTCCCATTCAGTTTCGGAGATTCGCCGCTCGACATATTCAAGCCACACATTGGTACCGCAAACGGTCTTGATCGGATACCATGCGAACCAATCGCGCCATGCAAACTTATCCTTAGATTTCCATCTCATGCAGGCTTCCTTTCCAGCAACAGGGCCAGCGCCATCACCTGATTAGGGCTCATCAGCTTTGTAGCCTGTATTGCAAACTCCTCAGCTGTCAAAGCATCGACACCCCACGACTCGTAGACCATAGCCAGCTTTGTTCCTGTCATGGCCTTGGTCAGCACCCTGCGAGCCGCGCGTGCTTCACGACGTTTTTCTTGACGGCGCTCAAGGCGCTTCTGCCTTTCAATGTCAATCATGTCTTTCACTCCTCACCATGACCCTCGATAATAGAAACTCCACTCCGGAGGAAGCACCAGAGCCTGGTCGATAATCTCGATGGTACGAGTCAGGTCCATACGATAGCCTTCGCCGTATTCCGTATTGCCGAAGAAGAATCCGTCCTGGGTAGGCAGCTTATCCTCAGCCGACTCTGGCACCGTCAGCACGGCCTTGCATAGGTCGCGGAGCCGCTCAAGGTGAAGGCGATCCACCTCAAACTGATTACACTCATCAGCCCCACCCCACACCTCGTCCACGAAGTAGCGGTGAATGGCATTCGCCTTGCGCCAGTAGCCCACCTGGAACTCGACAGCCACACCAGAGTAATCGTCGACCTTTGAGATGTCAACCTCTGCAAACAGATTCAGCACAGCATCAGCCTTGCGGCGCGTCACAACTTCATGCCGCGGCACAAAGCAGCGAGCGGTCAGGTACATATCTAAGCCCATGGTGTTTGTCTCCTTTATACAGGTTTGCCAGCGGCACCGAGAGCCGACCGCATCAGCAGTTGGCTCAGCGCATCGCGTTGCTTTTCCGTGAGGTTCAACTCGATGGGCAGCATCTGGATGAAGCCCGTCAGGTAGCCAGCCGCATACGGATAGTCGTTCTTGGTTACGAGTATCTCGGTCAGGTCAGCGGCCTGCTGGTATAGGGTCTTATCGTTCATGTTCTCTCCTTCTGATGGTACCATTATACCAGGTAGGGCCGCACCTGTCAAGGCCTATTTGGTTAAATCTGGTTAACTATTCGGGGTGGGTGTTGCAATTTTGTCACAGAGGCCGGTACGCAACGCATTGAAAGTAAACGACGAAAAACCGGCAAAACCCACGAAGTGAGGTGGTTTCTGCCGGCGCAAGGGGTAACACTACGGTTGTAATTATTTTACGCTACTCAATCATGTATAGCCGGCTGCAGGTAACGCTCCTGCCTCCCGCGTCCTTATGAGGGACGGAGGGTCGCTTGACCAAACCGGCGCTATGCTACCATCCATTCGTGTTCCTGATCCAATACCACAGTCTCATTGCCGTCGTATTCATCCACGTAGAACCGAGTACCTACAGGCACCCACCGGATCTGCAAGTCCCTTAGACCACCCAGATAACAGCGGGGGTACTTCTCATCCAGGGTAGCCTCAAGGCGCACCCGGGCCTCACCAGAGGGCTTGCCATCCATCACCCACTTGACCACGGTCGGGTCATAGAGGATAGCCGGGTGTTCCGTGTTCCACGTATACCAGCCGGCTCCAAAGTCGGGGCTATAGAGAACGGCCACCTCGCCGTCGCGGATCACCTTGTCCATGTTCAATCCCTTTCATTAATGTATGATAGCAGCCACGTTTGAGCCGCGGCCGACCAGAATACGATGCTGATGATGGTCAACGGGTTATGGTCTACGATGGCCCAGATAACAGAGGCCACCGTAGCAAGGCCCATCACACTAAACCAGATTAGGGAGTGGGTCATTAGTATTGCTCGACCATTTCACCCTTGACCAGGTCTACGATCTGGAACCAATCATACTTGTGGCTCCTTGCATTCCGAGCGTGCTGGGCCTCTGGCAAGGTGGGGTACGTATCAATAAGGTCGTCCCAGCCACCGGACGGGTAATGGTTGTGACCTGCGAACAGTGCGAACATTTGCGGTCTCCTCAGAACACGAAGGCAAGGAAGAAGGCGGTCACCAGAAAGAGAACCCCGCCAGCAGCAGCCTCTAGAAAGTCTTGAATGGTCATGTTTCTATCTCCTCTTGATGTGACCATTATACCAGGCCCTACCGGGTCTGTACAGGGTTATTTGGTTAATTCTCGTTAATTACTTTCCGTAAATCATTAATCAAAGTAAAATGGATCGAGCCGCTGAGGAGCCTGGCTCAGCACAACGGCTCGATCCACTACCCCACCTGCATAGATCCCAGTCCGGTGGGTCGACATTCCGTACACCTTACCGGTTAAGCCCTTTCGCGAACGAGGTCAGCAATCCGGTATTCACAAGGTTTCCCCTCTGTTGGCCTTGTTAGGTCTCCCCCGCTTGTCTAGAATACGGGGTAATAAGTGGGCGGAGGTAGGACTCGAACCTACTTTCCCAGGAGTGTCCCGGAGGCTTCACCTACAGCCATGGCACCCGTCGGTGCAACTCGCTTCCGCCATAGTATATTGTAAATTGGTAGGCTGGGGGAATTCCGAGATCCCGACCTAGGGGTTAAGAGTCCCTCGCTCTTCCTCTGAGCTACCAGCCTTCATAATGGTAGGCGGAGAGAGTTTCGAACTCCCGACCCTGGCCTTATCAAGGCCATGCTCTACCGCTGAGCTACCCGCCTATAAATTAATCCGCCACTCGTTCGACCATGTCCATATAGACGGCCATGGCCTGGTGATCGTTGTCACAGTAGTCCAGCAGCACCGCGGTCATATCCTCGAGGTTGAAAGAGTAAAAGGTTGCAACCGGGTAACCGTTAGGGCCGAGGTCCCAAGTAATCCGAACGGTCACACTATGGCCCTTGGCCACCATCAGGAACCGATCCAGGTCCTCGGTTGTATCGCTGGCTAGGTCTAGACCGCGGATTGCGTAGCGTGCCATGTTCTATCTCCTCTTGATGTGACCATTATACCAGGTGGTGGCCGGCTTGTCAAGGCCTATTTGGTTAAATCTGGTTAACTATCAGGCGGCCGCATCTTCCTCTTCCCACAGCCCGACCTCGTGGCCCTCATAGTCTATGTGCTGGCCCACCGGAACCGCAACGTAGCCGTAGTACGCCGACTCGGCGTATCGGCACGTGCCCTGGCGCTCGGCATCCTCGTCGGCTAGACGGCGGGCCTCTTCCAGAGACCGGGCCACCGCCACTATGTACCGCTCGTAGGGGTCACCGTGGCGAACTATAAAAACTTGATCCATCTTTCTCTCCTCTTGATACCCTCATTATACCAGGCCCTACCGGGTCTGTCAAGGCCTTTTATATTACAAATGGTTCATCTAGCGGCGGGTGTGACAAATATGCAACAGCCGGCTACGATGGCCGGTTAAGCACCAGCCCTAGTGGATAACCACTACGCCACCAAAAAACCCGTCGTTTTGGGTTTGTAACCGGCGGATATCGTTGGGCTTTTTGGGGCGATTTTGTGTACTTTTTCGAGGGGCCACCTAATAATATTACGTGGAGGCCTCCAACAAAGCACGATTATTAGCCAGATTCCTCTGTACAGCTAGCCATAACCCTGGTATAATGGTCGCAACATGATGGAGATGAACATGACCAAAAAGAACTTCGACGCCCTTGCCTTCAATATCTCGTGCATCCAGAACCTCGATCACCGCGTGTCGGCTGCGGTCGCCGTGGCTGCGGCTTGCATCCACATGAACCCCCGGTTTGATACCAACCGTTTCTTCATCGCCTGCGGGGTAGTTAACGGGTAGTTAACCAAAATTAACCAAATAGGCCCTGTACAACCTGGCCCAACCCTGGTATAATCCTCGCAACATGATGGAGAAAGACATGACACACTCAGAATACTGCAACTCTCTGGTCGACGAGATGGTCGAATCCAATGACCAACTGGCTCTGTACGAACGCGAGATGTCGACGCGAGCCGCGATAGGCCGCGATAGCCGCTACCGTGCTGCCGTCCGGGTTCTGTACGAGGCCGCATTAATTAACCATGAAAGCCTGATGCGCCGCTGGGGCGAGTCGCTGTTCGAACAGGCTCCGGTGCGGTTCGAGGATGTCGAGGAGGAATGGACTCCGGACAACGCCGCCTTCGGTGACCCCGGCTCTCGCCATCACTATTGATTGCCGACTTTTAACCGATCGGCCCTGTACTTCCCACTGGAACTCTGGTACTATCCACCAACACAAAGGAGATAGACATGACAACCGTTAACAGCTCAGTGAAATTCGACCGCCAGAGCGGGAAGTATGTCGCCATGGCTGATGGTAAGGTGGTCACCCAGACCAAGAGCCTTGCACGCGCCAAGCGCCTTCTCAAGGCCCACCTCTCTGGTCTGGTCCAGATGGAACAAGAAGAACAAGACAGTGGCCTGCAGTTTTCCGTCTCCGACCGCTTTGCTTTTGTAGAAGCATTGTCCACGATGGTCGCGACTGGTAAAGCGCCGTCCGCTATTATCACTGGCGAAGGTGGTATCGGTAAAACGTTTACTGTGACCAAGACCTTGCGCGACCTAGGTCTGGTGTGCTCCACCGATCCAGAAGCCGAGAACACTGCGCCGACCAAGATATTTACTATGGTCAAGGGCTACAGCACGCCGATGGCTCTGTACCGCACGCTTTATGAGAACAGCGACCGCATCATCGTGTTCGACGACTGCGACAGCATCATGAAGGATCCTGTGGCTATCAATCTGTTGAAGGCTGCTCTTGACTCTTACAGCAAGCGCATTGTCTCTTGGAACTCTGAACAGCGCGGCAACGACCTGCCGTCCTCCTTCCAGTTCCATGGTGGTGTGGTATTCATTAGCAACCACACGCTCGGCACGCTTGATCAGGCGATCCGTACTCGCGCACTGTGTGTTGACCTCAGCATGTCGGCCGACCAGAAGCTGGAACGCATGGAACAGATCGTAGCCTCTGGTGACTTCCTTGCTGAGGCTCCCGACGAGCACAAGGCCGATGCACTTGCTGCGATTAAAGAGAACCTCGCGCTGGTTCGCAACCTCTCACTGCGCACGCTGGTGCAGGTGACCAAGGTTCGCAGCACCGACCGTCGCGACTGGAAGCGCCTCGCTCTGTACGTGATGGCTCAGTGATGTTTGATCCTTTGACCATGGGCCTATTGTGGGTCTGTGCCTTTATCATCGGAATAGGAATGGGAAGAAACAGATGAGCGACATAATCTCAACAATCATCCGCGCGCGCCTTGATGAAGGCCGCAGCATATCCGATGAGGATGTGCTGCGGCTTCTGGCCGAGCGTGACGCGCTACAGGCCGAGAACGCGCGGCTGCGGAAGGCGTTGCGCCCATTCATTCAAACGGGGAACGTGCAGGTAGGCTATCGGGTAAAGCTAGATGGGCAGGAACCGCCACCGATAACTGCCAGTGAAGAAGAAGCCTGGGCGCATTACGGCGGAAGCGATTTTTATTATCAGCAATGGCTTCAATGGCGGGCCGTTCAGATAGGCCGGGAATTATTGGGAGAAACACAATGAACGAAGAATTTCCGAACGATCCCTATACTCATCAGCACCGACAGAATCTGTTCGCGGGAGAGATACAGCGAGTGATCCGCCGGCATGTAGAATATCCTGCTAGTATCTCATGGGAAGAGGCTGTGGAACTACTGCGACAGCTAGCAAACCAACTGGAATGGCGTAATACTGAGTGGCCAGCGGAGCCAGAATATGGTCCGGACTACGATCCGCACGAGTAAACTTTTCTTTCCACAGCGCGTTATAGTAACTCACAGAGAAAATCTTTTCGGCAGCCGCTCGAGGCACCGCAAAGGTTTTCTCTTTTTTGCGTTTTACCGCGCGGCGCTATACCTCAACGGCTGAATACCTATTCAAGTATACACGGCCCATACCCGGCTTAAATCCGGCTTTCCTAAGCCGGCGTAAAATTTACTCCATTCCCCACAATCCATAGTAAATTTTACACAGCCCGTCACAAAATATAGTCATACCACGAAAATACACAATATATTTCCGTGTTTTGTCGTATTCATATATACAAACATGGCCGTAACGATCACCAAGACCAGCATCACGATTCCTACCATCAGCAACGATGCTTATCCGGGCACCGATGATTACCTATTCTCTGTTGTACAGGGCACTGCTTTTGCTATTGATGTGACGTTTGCACTCGATGATGGTGCTGAACCTCCTGTGGATGTACCAATAACGTCTGTATCGTCATCGTTATCTGGTGGATATACCTCTGTGTCGTTCACTGTGATGGATACTAATCCACTAGCATACAGAGTGCGTGTGTCTGGTACATTGACTAATGTGCTGACTGGAGAGTCTTATCAGTTACTATTGAATGATGGATCACTCACGACTGTGTCTGTGAATAGTCTTCCTGCGTACAGATCAATCACAGCATGGAATCTACCGACTGAGCTGTATAAGTCTATTAATAACTACAGCTTCTCGTTGAACTCTGGCGCTGAGGTGATTACGATGAACCAATACGTATACTGGGCGATTGACCCATCTATTACAGCTTTTAAGGCTGTTGTTGCTGGAGGGATTTGATGCCTGCTGTAGCGCGTATTAATACTGATGATGTTCTATCACGCACTGGTTCTGGATTTGGATGTGGATCTCCAATGCAAACGACTACTGGTGCTATTGGTAGCCCTAATGTATTTGTAAATAGCATTGCTGTCGTGCGGCAGAGTGATGTTGTTGGTGTGCATCCTGCTGCTGGATGTTCTACTGATACGTCTGGCCTATCGTCTTATTCATCGACAGTGTTTGTCAATAGTCTTGGCCTTGGTCGTATCGGTGATGAATATACATCCGACAACGTTATCATCTCAGGTAGTACCAACGTCTTTGCTGGATGATGCTATACCGAAACTCTGTGGTGTGCGAAACGCTTTTGTGTTTGCTTTGTAGCGTTTCTTCTCGCGCTTGACTCGTTCCTTGCGTGCTTTCTCCGCTTCAGCCTTGAGAAATCCCCACCATGTATTGTCATCGCGATGTTGTTTCATATTGTTCTCCTCTTAATGAGTACCACCGATCAGCCATAGCATCTTCTTTTGAATATAGTTCTAATGAATACAGCCCATTGACATTATCACTTTCCACAAACGAATAGTAGTATGGCCCATCGGGATCCTTATCAGTACGAGCAAAGTGAAATGTCTTTGACTCTGTATTACCAAATACCCTGATTGGTGTATTCAATGAATGGTATTGACCACCATGTGGAAAGGTTATATCCCTCAGCTTACCAATGAATGTCTTGGATCGTTTATCAAAAAGCAGTTGTTTGCAATTAATCTCCAGCATCTGTGCGAGCCCTTATACTCTTCCAATATGAATCCAAAGACTCTTGGTCTACGAATATGAATAGATGATAGGCTTCAATTGAATCCACATATGTGAATGAAGTATACACTGAGTTCTTCGTATTATATTTGAAGTGGCACGTATCATTATGGCCAACAAATATTATACCATTACCGGTACCTCTGTCAATATGATGCACATCCTGTTGCTTTGCGAAGAACATTTGTGTCTTTGCATCATACAACGTATGTGGTGAGAACAGTATCGGTGTTTGTGAGACTTCTGTCATGTTCGTATCTCCCAGCGTACGCCAGCTTCATCAAGCATCGTGCGTGCTATCGCGAAGCTGTCGGCCCAATGCTCTGGCTGGTGCGGCATATACGCTACGACGCGCTTGATCCCTGACTGTATGAGTATGGATGCACAGGACGAGCATGGGCTTAGTGGAGTCACATATAGCGTGCAGCCATCTAATCGTTCATTGGCTGACAGTATTGCATTGGCCTCGGCATGTACAGTCATCGCATACTTGTATGGGCGATCATTCAGTCGTTCATCATCGTTCACACCGCGCGGAAAGCCATTGTAGCCTACGCTTGCGATAGTGCGATTTGGTCGCACGATCACCGCGCCGACCTTAGTCGATGGATCTTTACTCCACTGCGCGATGTGTTGCGCGAGTTGCAGAAAGCGTTCGTCCCAGTCAGTCATTTACTTCCCAAGCCCAGTGTGTTATTACTCATGAATAATTCTTTCCGCGTAGTGGTGAAAGCTATAGATGTCATTTTTCAATTCAGGCGGAAACCCAACGAAATACAATGAATCTGAGTTCTTCTTTTTTGTGTATGAAGGGGCTTGTCCAAGCTGATAAGAAATTAACCAAGTCAAAGCTTTCTCTACTCTTTTTAACGTTTTAATATACTTGGAGTCTTTACTTGTCTCTCTATCATTTACGATATATTTCCGTAGAGTGATAAGTCTACCGAGAGCATCTTCGTCAAGTAGGTGTAAAAGGTGTGGAGTGCTCATCATTTACTCTCCCAAGCCCAGTGTGTTGTGACCCAATCGCGGATGCAGTCTTCCTTGGAGTAATTCGCATCGACGTGCGCTTGGCCATGCTTACTGCACATTCTATCATACCACCATTCCCAATAGCTGTCAATGATTTCCTGATCAGACATCGTGGTAAGAATGGGTGTGGAATCGGTCTCGGATGTTGGCTCAATGTAAGCCCAGTATCTCATCGCAGCGTTTTCTCCAAGATCATTCGCATATCAGCCAGCATGATTCGAATGGCTTCCTCCTTGACTTCTTTTGGATCATGTAGCTGGCACATATTACGATACAGTTTACCGTTGATGCTCATTACATCAATCTCTTTTCCATCAATGATGACGGAAACTCTCATCTCATTAAACTCTTGCTTATCATTCATCTTTTAACATCTTTCTAAACTTGCGAATCAAAGTCCCTGATTGTATAACTGTAGCATTATACAAACACAGCTCAAGATAATCTTTCTTGCTGTATGGCCAACTATCAGGTATTACTAACTTCGTCATATCCACTTCGCTTCTATAAGGGCAAACTCAATCATATTCATCGCGATCATCTTTTGTTTATGTTCGCTCCAGCACTCACCAAACTGAGCCATCGTGCCAGTTGGTTCATGTGTGATGCGAACAGCTGTTGCTGGAATGCCTGCTTGTTGACCGCCAGGACGTTGTGTCGTGCCAGTCTGTAGATAGATTCGCTCCACGATGCAGTCATCCTGCCAGGTCTTACTCAAGGTCATATCCTCGGTATCTCATCGATGCGATCTCCACCACGGTATTCCTGTACATCATCTCAGCCTTAGCTTCACCCTCAGTGAGGAAGCCACTACCATACGGTCTCCAATGCACTCTATAGTTATCCTCAGGTCCAGCTGCGCCTGATAGAAGAAACCATGGTTTAGTCTTACCATCTAGCCAAGGCATGTACATGATTCCGAAATAACAATCATTTGGTCTATGGTATGCCATTCATGCATTATCCTTTGATGTCTTGTGATATAATATCTCGATGCGGCCATCATGAGTCTCAATAATTGCTGTACACGATTCAGTCCAGTCACCACAATTAAAGTACTTGAATCCTGATGGTGTAGTCATGGCCTTCGCGAGATGAATATGACCACAGATTACACCATCATAGCCTCGCAGGCGAATGGCTTCGCACATTGTAGTTTCAAACGTATCTACAATTCGCGTAGCAGCCTTTGCTTTGATTTTCAAATAGTGTGACATTGACCAGTATGGCATATGCAGCTTTCTTCGCACAAATGATAGAACTGAGTTGGCTACGACAAGCAAATCATATGCAAATGAGCCAAGGCGCGCGATCAGATCATTTTGTATTAGAAACGTATCATACTGGTCACCATGTATCACAAGATAACGATCACCTGTGACTGAGATAAAATCAAAATGATTCGCAACCTCTATACCACCGAAATGAAATCCGTCTGGTAGTGAGCGAAAGTATTCATCATGATTACCAACCACATATCGTATCTGCACACCTTTGCGCGAAAGCCTCAACAGCTTTTGTAATATCACATTATGTTCTGGGCGCCAGTTAAATCCTTTGCTCAGCTTCCATAGGTCTATGATATCACCAACCAGATATATGCTCTCGGGTGGATTATTTTCCAGCGTTTTTAGAAACGAGAGCAGCTCATCATATTTGCACGCTATCGAGCCTAGATGTATGTCAGAGATAAAGACAGTTTTGTATTGTGTCATTTGACATACCTCTCGACTATGATTTTAAGAGCATCTATATCATTTCGAATCTTATGTATCTCAGCCAGATTTACGACAGAATCAATGCCGGTATTCTGATTTACAAATGCTTGACCAAGTTTCTGATACGAATAGCCGCCTGTATAATAGACAACTAGAAACTGGGTAAGCTTTTGTGGTGTCATGACTTGCTTTCATCCATGTTACGGCTTTACATTGCAGATATGATATGCTTATCAATATCATTTTTCAAGGAATCAGATAGGATATTAATCAAAGCATTTTCAGCACGAACCATAAACTGATTATCAACCTTAGCTTGTCCAGTTACCATATGATTGGCTCGTTTATCGTCGATACCTTTTCTAACATCCGACCATGCTGTTTCAAGCATAAGGCGTGTAGCATACAGATGTGCATAATAACGCTGCTCGCCATGATCTAGATGAGTATGGGTGTATTCTCTATATCGCATCACACCACCACATTTTGACTTATATTCTCGTGTATGTTCATATACGAACTGCCATGTAGCTTTTGTTTTGAGATTTTCTATCTTCAGATGAAAGATATTACCCACATTACCCGAAAATTTAGCAGGTTCTAATTGCGAGGTGTGAATGAAAAACGTGCGCGTGGTCTGATCATACAGAATTAAATCATCATTTGCCTCATCCTTCGGTGTATTATAATAGACATTTAAAACGATATGATCAGGTCTGCCAGTTAATATCATGATCTAGTCTTTTCCCAAGCTGCTTTCATTTCTTCATCAAATGTGAAGGCTTTCATTGTGTATCCATGATATTCGCTAGCTATATGGCTATACACAAAATAACCTTCTAGTCCAAATGTTCGCTTATTAAAAACACGCACATTGCCAGTCCTATCATTGATAAGATTGATCAACTGCGGCGCGCTAAGATCATTTGTCACTCGTGACAAAGCCACATAGAATGTTTTTGACTTCGCATCATACAAAGTGTCGTCAACTTTAACAACGACATGATCACGTGTTACTGGCATTTTGTCCTCGCAATTCTGCCCAGGCCTTATCAAAGTCTTGGTTATTGTAATACAGTTTAAGGTAGTATACCTCAGGCTCATCGAACGTGCCACCACGTGCATATAGAGAAGAACCGTCAGATGATAGGTCTGGTGCGATCACATCAAACCGCCAACTCTGTAGCTTACCGACAAGCTGTACTATTACATTAACACGAGATGAATCACCCAACCACAATGCATAAAATACTCGCTTTTTCGCGTCAAACTTGACGCGCTTTTTATTTGTGGCAGGGATTGCGATTGCTGTTGTAATACCTTGCATGATTAGATATATTGATGATTATGTTTGACAGCATTACGCCAAGACTTCATCATATCATCAGCATGATGACGATGCCAAACATACATTTCATTCGGTGCATTAGGTGTGATAACTTTACTGGAAAGAACATATTTTCGCACGCTTGAGAGTGCATTATTTGCATCCATGACATATGTTGCACCCTCTTGGCGCCCAATGATGAATATGGTTGTTGGCCAATTATCAACAGGTGATACAAGATACAATCTGTTTTGTGCTTTGTAATATCTTAGCGTATCACTATTCATAGCCTGCTGTGCATCTACATGCACGGTACTGGCTGTAGTTACATTGAGATGATTATGTTGCATGGTTTTTGGCATTGTATTTGGGTTTATATAAGTTGTAGGATTCATATGAGTTACCATTTTCAAGACCTCGCTGCACGATGCATTGCAAACCAATAGTCACGTAACTTCTCTGTCAGATATAACCTGACACAAAAGACTGAGGAATCTTTTTCAAACATGTATTTCTGATGATATTCATCATAACCATAGCGATCTGTATATGGCTTTTGACTTGCGGTGACAAGTTTAAGACCGCCGCGATGAATACTCACTTCAATTGGCGAAGAATGAGATTCTGTGATCGGTTCAGGTTCATATGCAAAGAATGTATTGGAAGGCGCATCAAACTTGCAATTGGATATATCGATATCAAGTGATAAGCGCGGCGCTCGCACTTCATCTTCAGGCGAGATTGTGACTGAATGAAATGTGTGATCTGTTGTCGCAGGATTTTGTAGGATCAGGGTACGAGATGTTGGCAACAATGAAAAGTAATCATCATCGTTGGTCACATATACCGTGTTGTCAAAGCCATCAATGGCGGCGGGGGTAGGTTTGTCTTGGTCTGTCATGCGTGCATAGTATCACATGACAGACCCATTGTCAATGGCTAATCAAGGTGAATGTTTGTGGCAATAAAATGTACCATCGATACGTCTATGGCAATGATATTGTTGCGCGTGACGATTACCATGCCATGTCGGCTCGCTGTGATAACCACGAGATTGGTAGTATCCAGCAGGATAGTGGCTCACGCAGGGTTGTCCAGCGCATGTCAATACTGGTCGCTCGCAAGCTGTGAGCAATAGCCCGAGCAATAGAATTGGAACTGCTTTCATCAGTATCTCCAAGGCCTTGCATGAGGATGATGGTAGTAGTATGGATACCGATGGTAGTAACGATGAGGCTCGTAACGATAGTATGTCGGTGGGTAATAATATAACGGCGACGGTCGTTGATAGACTACAGGGGGTGACCGATAAACTGTTACTGTATCACATGAAGCTAGTAGAAAGATTGCTCCTCCTGCTAGCAGTAATTTTAGTTTTTCCATGGATTCAATCGGATGCTCGCGTGTAGAGCGATCCGCTCCTTTGTCTCCGTAGCTTCACCACGCGCATGATATCCGAATACATTGGCTACAACAAGAGTACCAGCAGCGCATGTCACGTCACTAGCACCACAACCCATTCGCAACAGCTCTACATCATCCACACGCCAAGAACCCTCATCATGACCATAGCTGCGCCATTCTTCCCATTTGGTTCCTTTGGTAGCAAATGCTGTGGTCAATCTCATACGTTCGGATGATAGCCCATGACTATACTGAGCGAACCTGAATGGGCCTTCACCATCACGAACTGCGCGAGGAAAATACCAAAGCTTCCATGCATCATGCCATGTGTCTTGATGCAATACCTTCTGCACATCATTATCTTCAGGGCCATTGATCACTCGCTGCGCGAATGCAGTGCGCGACAATTCTTCCGTGATCGTGCCTTCAGAATATCCTGTGACCTCAGATAGGAAAGGTGTGATCTTATTCAACAGTTCTGTGCAATTTTCAAACCAACGGCGACCATAAGCCATATTGGTTTCATTCTTTGATAGCGCAGCAGCGGGAGATGATAGCTCCCGCTCTAATGCTTCCTGCTGTTCTTGCGTTAGACCAAGCTGATCTGCACGGAATACATGAATACCAGTGCCAATACAGCTTTCAGCATCTAGACCAGGTGCTGGTCGCAGATTAAGACGACACCTATGTGCGCTACGACCCAGATAAGCACGAAGGGCATGAATAGTAGGATCTAATTCATCACAACCATTTAGCAGTCTAATATCTTTAGTATTTGACATAAGCTGCTCAGCTTGCCAAGCACCGCATCCAAAGGCCATCAATGATTCTTTCGCAATGTTCCAACACTGCGTCATATGATTAGCCATCGATGATGCATGTGCTAGCTTCATCGCTTCGGTATGACCGCCAGTCACAGATGCGACTGCGTCATATTCATTCCAGACGTCGTGGCGCCCGATTCTCATTCAAGAACCTCCAGATTAGGGCAAAACTCTTTTGCCTCTTCGATGAAAGTGAAATCATCTGCAACTGCTGGATAACTACCATCGCACCAGCTAGGCCCGATAAACGTCACCTTCTTCTGCGGATTGAACAGCAGCGTGCTCATCACGAAGCCTGATGGAGCAGCATATACATGGTCAGCTTCAAGGATCGTGAACCAATCCTCATCTACGTCGCCGGCGATGTCATCCTTTGGTGGTACCAGCGCATCAAGCAGGTCTCGGCTATCGGATAAGACATATACCTTATGATCTGGATGACGTTCCTTTGCCAGATCAACCAGCTTGCGATAATTATCGACACTGGCCACAGGCTTGTCACCACCTCTTGCATGTACGACCACAGCATTTCCATGCAACTGACCATATTCATGATCACGCAACGGAAGCCAGCGCATTGCGCGCTCACGCCCAAGAAAAGCTGTGCGGCCAGCACCAGAATGCCAATATGGTGTCTTGCGAATACCCTCATGATCTTCACGGATTTCACATTGTGGATCCGTTACAAAATGTAACTGAGATGTCTTTGCACCAGGTACATCTCCACCACTATTTACCACGAGAATAGGCTTCTCGTCATCAACCAATCGACCGATGCCGACGAAAGCCTGCATCAGTTGCACACCCATTTGGCCTCTTACATGTACTCTCATGCTAACCCTAAAAGCTCCTCATATGTTACTTGATATGTATTTGGTTGCCCGATGGGCACAGCATTCATACCATCAGGATAGATGAATATAAAATCGACGGTTGGGTTTTTGCGCGCAAACCAAGCCATATATCTCACTCGATTTGGATTGTCATACACGCTTGCACGAGTCTCTGGACCATAGTTATTGGTACCATCAAACAGATTACTTACAGACTGCTCTGCATCTTGCAAGAATGAATCGAAGCCAATACAAAGTAAAGTCTTGGTTCCACGCCGAATAGCTTCAGTCATAGCGCACATACCAGCATTTGATCTAGGCCTCGGCTGATCACCATGCATCTCAGCAGGCTCCCAACGATCATTCTCATTCGGAATGATCACACGCGATGATGGAAAATCGCTGGATTCAATCTCAGTTATAGCGCCATCATCAATAGCTACCACATAGTCTGGTAGATCAAATGCTGGTTGAAATTCACGATAGATTGCATTACAGCCATAGATCACTGGACGATCATTACCAAGTAATGATACCATGTGTCTTAGATTGACATTCTTTCGCGATGTACCATTGCCGATTATAAGCGCAACTTCTTTATTCATTTCCAATGAGCCGTCATTTGTGGATATGCTTCCTTGATCGACCATGACATGACCTTAAGTTCCTTGCGCCGCATACGCAGCAATAGCTTTGCGTCATCAGGAGCAACGGTCTCAAGTAGCTGAATAAAAAGCTGCTCGCGCTTCATTGGTTTCACATTGAGACCTTCAGGTGTATTCGTGAAATATACAAGCTTGTCGATTTCAGAATACAAACGACCTTCCTGATCAATAGTATCGGCCGCTGGGCGATACGGTGGATCACTGTCAGGCACTAGCCACTGTAGCATCGGATCAAACGTGAACTCAAATACCATGCGGAGAGCATTACTGTCATTCTCCTGTATGACCTTGACCTGACCAGCCTTGGTCTTTTCCTTTTCGATCTCGCTCACGATTTGAGCAAGGCTTTTAATCGCCACTTGTATCCTCCTTAGAAGTCGCTAATTGATTCTGTTAACTGACGCAGTCGCTTGGACATGAAATAAGGCATCATAGCCGAACGTGATGCAGGCGTAAACTGCTCATAGGTTTCAATACACGCCTGCTGAATATCTTCTGGTACCAGATCAAGGTCAACCAACATTTGGTTGCGCTTGTAACCACGAAGCATCACATCGTCACAGAACTGCTCAGGCTCCATGCTGCACCACTCCTCGATCTTCTTGCGAGATAGCGGCCGCTGACGACGACCAGCAACCAGTGCATCATCTTCTGTCATGAAGTTAGGCACACCATCACCACGGTCACCAACCATGATATGCTCGCGGCGGAATCGTTCTGGATTATCAATAGGCAGCATCTTCTTCTGGATCGGTGCATATTGATGAACGTTTGCATACTTCTGTAGTTGCGCGAAGTCTTTGTCACCTGACAGAATCAGGATTGGTTCATTACCATCGCTATTGATAAACTTGCCGTAATAATGGCACAGAGATGCAATCACGTCATCGGCCTCAGCACGCGAGACCTGCACAACCTTGTATGGCATATGCTCGCGCAGCTCCTCCTTGATCTTGGCCATCGTATCAAACAACGTCGACCAGTCAATACCAGAAGCCTCGCGATCCTTCTTGCGATTAGCCTTGTAATGCGGAAATACCTCACGGCGCCAATAACGCTTGTCATCACAGCAGATAACCAGCTCACCAAAATCGCGTGAGAATTTTTGCTTATAGCCACGCAAGCTATTAAGCACCATGTGGCGGACAAGTTCTTCGTCCACCACTTGTTTATTGTGTACCAGATGCACCATCAGATTACTGATCATGACCTGATTTAAATCAACCAATATCATTGTCTCGGCCTTTATCCATGTACTATCTATTGTACCAGGAAGCTGGCTCCATGTCAATGGCTATTTGACCGCGCGTAGAATAATGGTCTGCTGATTTACCATACCATTGACTTCTTGCGCTTTAGCCTTGACCGCCTCATAGGTTTTTGACACACTCTTATTACCGCCAGTCAAGAACCTAGGCAAATCAACTTCTGGCTTTCTTAGTTTCTTCTTGCTTGACAACTGCGGATCATACCCATCAATCGTACTGCGCCTCACGGATAGCTTTGATCCTAGAGGTGCCACATACCTTTGCACATACCTGCGCGGTACATTGTAAAGGATAACCTCCGATGCACCAATGATATCCTTTGGATCAATACTCACGATTCCAAGTTCATCATGCTTATCAAGATAACGCAGCTTTGCAATAAGCTTGGCTGGAGTTTTTGGTTTCACCTTGCGAGGAGTCGAAGCCTTGATATTTGCAGAACAATAAAGATTGATGGCCTGAAGCACACCAGCATATCGCGCAAGCATATCACGCAGCTGTCTTTTTGAATAACTGCGATAACACTCTACGCATTCCATATCTGTGCGGTCAAGCGCGTGCTTGACTTCTTCAATAAGACGTTCATACCTTTGTGCTTCAGGTGCCATATCAGCAGGCTTAGGTGAGTATACCTTAAGAAGGCCACCGACATCTACCAGCTCGCCTTGATCGATTGAATATTCGACCTTAGACATCACATCACCAACAGCATCAACCTGCACAGTTGCTTGTGTCTTAGGCTTAGGTCGACGAGCAGCATCCTTTTCGGCCTTGCGCTCGCGACCATGCTTAATCAGCTGTTCTAATTCCAGCGTCAACCTGATGGTTTGTTGTTCATTAGGTTGAAGGCCGCGCATCACCATGCGACCTAGTGCTGGTAGAGTATTAATCTCAAAGCGCATATCTTCAACATGATCTAATACATCAATATCGGCCTCTGAATAGCCGACTGATTTCATGTAATCACCTAAGATAACGCGCGACATCTTAGGATCAAGTACAACCCGATACCAGTTGTATGCATAGATGATACGACTAGAATCAGGTGTGACACCATCCCAAGATGGTTCTTCTCCGATATACTTTGCTTCAGAGATAGGCGCTTTGAGTTTTCTCATATTATTCCGGCTTCATGTTTGAAAGGAAACTGGTCCATTGGCGAGAGCGAAGCTCCCAGCTATAGAAATTATCTGTATACATTTTCTGGAAGCGCAGCTTATTCTGATTGCTATTATCCCAGAAGCCATCAATCACCTCAGCTAGCACCGATACATGACGATTGGCGTGGGCATTCGCATCTTCCGTGAATGGATACATCGCTGCAAATCCAGCAGTGGTCTCTGGTAAAGCCGCGTGATTTGGGCAAACAATCGTACATCCTGCGCTCATAGCCTCGATCACGCTGATTGCGCTAGTCTCTGGCCAGATGTTTGGATAAGCATAGATGTGTGCCTTCTTCAAGGCTTCACGCACAATCTCATTTGGCTGATAACCATGATAGGTCATATTTGGATGCCGCGTAATTTTTTGGAACAGCTCCTTGTAAGGCTCATCACGTTGACTCCAACCATAGATGGAGAATGAGCTATACACATCTAGATGAAAATCATATCCTTGATTTGCGAGATATTCGCATATAGGATACAGCAATTCTAGACCACGATGCGGGGTCGTGTGATAGATCAAATTGATCGTACCCTTTGGCTTCTCATGCGGCTCGATAGGATCGATTGCATTTGGAAGCACAACACCATCTGAATGCGGTACACCGAGGCCAATATTGTATGTGGCCTGTTGATAATTTGAAACAAATACAAGCCTCTTGAAACGCTTGCGCGATTCCTCTTCGGCTAGATGCTGTGACTCAGGATCATCCCAAGTATCATGCAACCATAGCAGATTGTTCTGGTTAGGATCAATCTGACCAGTTACACGAGAACAAATGATGTTAAACTTGTCCAGTAATTCATGTGATACATAACGGCGCAGGCCGTCCATCATCATCTCTGTACCACCACGCGCACCAATATGTGCATAGGTACCATCTGGACCTGGTCCAAGAGTCTTGGACTTTTCTTTGAGACCTGTCACATTTAGCTTAGTCATGGATAACTCACCTCTTGAATGTTGATGACCCTATCTAGACGGAAACTCCTCCATCCATTAGCATTTAGATCCCATACAGCCAAGGAAGCCTTATTAGGCTTCGCAACCACTGCATCGGCTTGCTGATCAACAGGTAAATATTTGCGATCTAACGTGCAAGTCATATCACGCCGTTCACCATTCACCTTGTCAAATGACACAATCAATACCGAATGGCGCAAATAATCATGCAAAATATCGCCATTCAATTCCAAATATTCACTCATTTTCTAAATCCACATCACTTTCTTTGATTTTACCTTCTTGAATAAGATATTGTAGAGTGCCTCTGATTGAGGTGGTGACTATATCTTTGAAAATATAATCATATAGACGAATCCAGGCCCATGTCGTGATACCAAAGGCCAGAACATATGTCCAATTTAAACCAGGTTCTACTATCTTTTCCAGAATAGAGCCTACACCATGAGATGTGAGGATTGATACACATAATAATGGAAAGATATTTCCACGATTTATTAGACCAATCGGAATCATATCAAAGCCTCCGAGAACGTGAACCAAGGGTAGCTGGATCATCATTGACTGATGCGACCTGATAGCCACCCTTGTTATATAATGGTTGAACACGAGAGGCCTTTTCGCGCATAGCTTGCACTACACTAGCCTTCTCCTCGCGACCAGCCTGCCACCGCCAATCATTCATGATATCGCGCTTGGCAAATGTGCCACCAGGAATCGTATCTGATGTAGGAAGAGAATGGTCGGGGCGAGAGGATTCGAACCTCTGATCTCCTGCACCCAAAGCAGGCGCCTTACCAGGCTTGGCCACACCCAGATAACCTACCTTCTCTAGCAGCGCAGCTGTCTGAGCCTCAGCCGCTTTGACAGCCTTGGACTTAGCTTTGGACTTGCGCTTGCGCGTGCTTGTGGTAGTAAAATAAGAAGGTAGGAGTGCCATATTATGTATACCCTGTCTTGTCACAAGGATCATTATACACTACTTTAGGTATATTGTACAGGGTTATTTGTGGCTTTCTCTAAATAGGTGAATGGGAGGTAGCTATGGATATATTCTTTAAGCTTGTGGCTGATGTAGGGTTTCCAATAGCAGCAGCCGGAGCCGCTGGCTACTTTGTTTTTCTGACCATGAAATTCATCCTTGCTGGAGTAACCGGGTCAGTCAAGGGTATGGCCGGGATCATCACGGCCCTTGATAACCGGGTACGTACCATGAACCATGACGTGGTAAGAATTGATACTGTAGTCTCTAATGCCCTAGGATTAAAACCAGATGTCGAGCGAATAGCAAGAGCCGACGGCAAGAATGATGCGAGGAGAGATTAAATGGCTAAATCATCTAAACCAAAAGAAACAGCAGTTCTTGCTCATGTGCGAATACAGAAGCATACAAGCATTGGTGGTGGCATTCTAAAGACATCTTCAATGAACAAGGCCAAGAGACGCTGCTACAAAAAATATAAAGGCCAAGGTCGCTAAACTAAAATGGGTGAATTAGCTGAACTAATAGGTAAATATGGGTTTCCTATTGTCGCGGCTGGCGGCGTCGGTTATATGGTTTACTATGTTTGGGTATGGGCCACCACAGAGGTAAAACCCGTTCTATCCGAAACCAATACCGTTCTCATCGGCCTGATCGATCGTATTCGAATGTTGGATAATGATCTAATTCGCCTACAACAAAAGGTCAATGTGGTTCTTCACCTCCGCGGCAAGACGATCGAACGTGAACGAGTCGCGGCGGAGGTGAAGATCAATAAGATGTATGAGGATGATCAGACTGCATCTTCTGGTGAAGGCTAATCACTTACTATTTGCTCTGAAAACACCGTCCCAAGTTTCTGATAAACCAGCACTTTTTAATTCTTCACAGCGCTCCATCCACATAGCATAATAAGCATCCATCTTACCACCAAAGCATCCTTTGAGACGCTTTGCATAATAGATTGCGTCATCAAATCGACGGCTCTTATATGATTTCATCATGTTCGCGTGCATATCTAGATCCATCTTGACATGAACAATATCTTCTGGTCTACCAAGCACAGTATAGATGTCGACCCCTTCTTTCTTACCCTTTACCGCAATGGTATCGAGGGCAAGGCAGAGGTATTCTTCTCTAACGTATCGGTAAGTGAGGGTACCGATGACGTTGCTGACTCCATAAGGTTTTGACTGGCCTTCAAGTCGAGAGGCAAGGTTGACAGAGTCACCCAAGCAAGTATAGTCGAAGCGTTGATCACTGCCCATGTTGCCAACGACGACAGTACCAGTATTGATCCCAAGCCCCATACCAAACGCCGGGACACCTTCTTTTGCGATTTCATCATTGAACTCCTTTAGGTTGTCTAGCATCTCTAGCATTGTTTTGACTGCATTTTTTGCATGATCTTTATCATCAAGTGGCGCATTCCAGAATGCCATCTGTGCATCACCGATGTATTTGTCAAGCGTACCTTCATTGCGAAGTATTGAGGCCGTCATTGCAGTCATATAACGATTCATGATCTTAGTCAGGCCTTGCACGTCTTTACCATAGTGTTCGGAGATAGCTGTGAAGCCGCGCACGTCTGTGAACATGATTGACAGCTCGCGCTCCTCACCACCAAGCTTCAACAGATCCGGATTCTCTTGTAGCTTCTCGACCATCGCTGGTGACAGATACGTACCAAACTGTTTCTTGATCTGTTGCTTCAAGCGGAACTCTTCAAGCGCGCGTGAGAAAGCGCCAGTACCAAATACCAGAAGCAATGATAATACTGGCAGCACAGCATCATATAGTATGAAGTAATAGCTATGCGCGAACCATGAAGCTGCAATTAAACCAGAAACTGGCAGCAAGAATAACAGACCAGCTAGAACCAGTTTGACTCTTATGGCTAAGAATACCATAACCAGACCAAATAACAAAATAGCTATAAGCTCATAGAAATCAGCTTCAGCAGGTCGCACCAATAGAACTTGATTCAATATTGATGATAGGTCTGTTGCAATCACAGTTCCCGGTAACATTTCACCATGACTTGTCGCGACAGGATTACTAAAGCCTTCAGCCGTCATGGATAATATGACAATCTTTCCGTCTAGATCCTCAGGCATATCTGTGACAGAAAATGATTGATATGTAAATGCGCGACTAGGCCAGATGCGACTATTCGGATCAGTATACATGAGAGGCTGACCTGGAATGCGTAGCACCTCGACACCAGCTTCATTTGATCTGACTTGAAAGCTTATCTCGCCAGATAAAACTCTCAATGTCTCAAAGGTAATTGATGGGTAGAATTTATCACCAACTGCGACAAGCATTGGGCTACGACGCACCACACCATCTGGCTCAGGCATAGTCGCAACCATACCAACACCAGCAGCTTCTTCAGCAAGACGTGGAAGCGGTGCTATCGCACCTGGCCAGCTTGGTAAAACATCAGCAATTGGTGGGCCAATTAGCGCAGAGCCTCGTGGTCTTGCATATGGTTCGCGCACCTGAGTCGTAGGAACCTGTGCGATTACTACTGGATGCTCGCGAAATGCTTGCTCCAGAACACTATCTTTTCCTGCGCGATCAGGTTCTGCAAATAGAATCGGAGCGACTACAAGCGCCGCACCACGATTGCTAATATCTTGAATATATTCTGCAATAACGTCTCGTGACCATGGCCATTGCCCATGCTTTCGTAATGCAGCCTCATCAATATTGGCTAGCACAATAGAATCATCAAGTACCATATCAGCCTGACGTTCTAGAAAGTCAAAATATTTAAGACGTGCAACCTGCGCTGGCCATGGGTCTAATACCTTTAGCGCGATCATGACCAGTAATACTGATAGTGCAAGTACATATTTTTTCATCACACTCACCTTTTCTGTGTTATATTTACTATATTAGATCCTGTACCAACCGTTTCTGTTGCAGCGGCACCATCATGTGTTACTGTTACCCTTGTATTGCCACCAGTCATTCTTACGATTGCAGTATGGCCTGTTGATTCTCTAGTTGCTATTGTTCTCTGACCTTCTTCAGTTATAATTAGCTCTCCAACCCTACGAATTGGTCGACGAGTCTCCGTCTGTACAATCTGTAACTGATTCTCAGATTGCTGTGCTTCTGATGATTGTTGTGATGACTGGGATTCCTGCATCAATAGCATGATCTGTGGTGGTTTTACTATCACCAGATTGTTATTGATATCAGATATTGAAATATTCAGTTGCACAGGAACAGTAGGAGCTACCGTCGCGCTTGGTACATATGTTGCATGAAATGGTTGATCCATCTCGACTGTACCACCATCATTAGTCACAGATATCTTACCAGTGTAGCAATTACCTTGCTGATTGCAGCTAGGAACAAGCACCACTAAGCTTTGCCCAGATTCATCGACAGTCATAAAGAAATCTGTACCACGCACACCTATGACGGCTGTTGGTGTATTGACCTGCACGTTTTGCTGATTGCTGCGTGCTATCTGACCTGAGACATATCTCACTGTGCCGACAGCCACGCGAACATTTAATCTTCCTGCACCACGGCTTGGATCATATACAAAATCATCGATGACAAATCTGCTATTCTCTGTGACGCTGGCCGTCGTATTATCTTGAAAACGTAATTGTAATGATGATAGACCAGTGACTATCGCATCATTCATATTTACGCCAGCATTTACCCCACCAGGTAAGGTAGCAGATCCTCTTTTAATCTGCACAGAATTGCCTTGCTGCTGTATTATCGAACCGACGTTAGCCGATGCAATAACTGGTAGCAGCAAGGCTAATAGCAGCCAGCGAAACATTAGTTAGTCTGGCTAATTATGATGCTATTATTCGATCCTTGTGTATTGATAACCAACGTATTTGTTACAGCACCAGCCTGACTAATATCATAGGTATTTGAATTACCTGTGACAGACATTGTCAAGCTATGCGTACCAACACCAGCTTGAGTGGCCACAATAGTATTACTATCACCAGTCAATGTCATATTCTGTGTCTTGTCATTACCGTTTTGGTTTGTGGAAATGTTATTGCTATTTCCTGTGACGGTCAGAGTATTTGTCAGACCATTACCAGTCATCAATGTGCTGATGATATTGTCATCACCGATAATTGTATGAGTAATAGCAGCATCATTACATGATGTGGTATTATTACCGCATGTCAGAGTTGCAGTATTACCGTTACCAGTATATGCTAGTGTGGCCGTATTGGTTCCGCCGTTTATAGAATAGTCAAGCGCATTCGTATCACCAGTCTGTGTGATGGTGACAGTATTTGTTGATCCTGTGATCGTGCTAGGTGTTACTGATGCACCTATGCGATTACCAGAACCAGCCTGAGTGATATCGATCACATTGGATGAACCGATCTGATCGATGTATACGCTATTGGTCTGCGCCGCCGCGGGCACCGCAAATAGCAGCATCATGGCAAACGTTAGTAACCTAAACATTTTGTCCTCTATGTTATTGGGGTTGATATTCCCAGAGTCCTCTACGAACTCCTTCTTCTACCATCTCGCGCACAGAAGATTGTATAGCCAGTTGTATTGCTAGATTGACACTATCATTTGTTGATGAGCCAACCTCGCCTTCCCATGAAACTGTACCACCGCTGACAAATTTCAATACACCCATTTTGTCAACATAGCTATGAATACGTTTTGTAGTTGTAACCGTGATTAAAACCTCACCTGTGGTTACTGAGACCGCGCGCAAAGTAACTGTAACCAAATCTGTGCGATATTCGGTTGAGCCACCAATACCAAATGCGCGTGCTCCAACACCTCCAGTAGCAATATTGGTGTCATATCCTATGATACCACCATCAATTATCAAACCAGCAAACAATAGTGGAGACATTTGTCTAGCTGTTGGGCCTTCATAAAGTTCGCGCATCTGTCGTATAATCTGCCGTTCTCTTAGCAGATTTTCAATACCACCACGCTCAACTACGCGAAACCATTGGCCCCGACCGACTGATTGTAAAGCTTGAATTAAATATGAATCAGCGCCTTGTGTGACCGCGGAGCTAAGTGATGCAATTCTTTCTGAATAACGGCGCTGACCAGTCTGATCATTGAATCTATAGACAGCAACAGTCATCACACCGTTCTTAGGTGGACGAAGTTCATCTGTCTTCGGCTTCACCGTCTCAGGTTCTGTTTCTAGCAGATTCGTGGTTTGGTCTATCAAAGAGCATCCTGTAAATCCCAACATCATAGCAAAAGCTAGGATTTTTAAAATGCGAAGGCTCCTATGGGAACTGTTATTGTTGTAACAGAATTGGTTGATCGATCATTGATCGTCATGGATACTTCAGAACCAGATCGAACCCAAGCTATAGTAACATTGCTAAAGGAAAGACTGCCGTTATTCTGAGGTGTTTCACCGAATAACTGTTCAGACATGCTTTTTGCAAGCTGTGAATATACAAGCGACTGGAAGGCCTGCATAAACTGATTACCTGGACTGTTTTGCTCAGCACGAAGAGCCGCGGCAATTTCTTGCCTGCGGCGATCTTCTTGGCGCTGCTTTGCAGCTTGCTCAAGCTGATAAATCGTCAAAACGTGGGAACTATAGCCCGCGCCATTAAACGATGGTGAATTAAAAGAATGGGTAAGCTCACTCGCATTAGACATAGGAGCAAAAAACATAGCAAGGACTACCAATCTTTTCATGGTACCTCCTATGATATCGACCTTATTTATATTTGCGATCAAATTCTTTTAGTCTGCGTGTGAGATATTCTTTCACAGCCACAATATTCGCATCAACATTTTCAATTGGCATGGTATTAATCACATTTACGAGTTCATCATGAAATACGGCTCGCTTCATCATATCAACAGAATAATTCATATTCAATCCTTATGTATGGTATACCCGGTGACAGGATTGAACCGCCGACCTTCTCCGTGTAAAGGAGTTGCTCTACCGCTGAGCTAACCGGGCTAATGGTACCTGTGATAGGATTTGAACCTACACTTGCTAGATCCTAAGTCTAGTGCCTCTACCAGTTGGGCTACACAGGCATATGGAGAATAGCGGAATCGAACCGCTGACCACCTGCTTGCAAAGCAGGCGCTCTACCATCTGAGCTAATTCCCCACAAAACTTGGCGGAAAGAGTGGGATTCGAACCCACGGATCTATTTCTAGACCGCTCAGTTAGCAACCGAGTGCTTTAGGCCTCTCAGCCATCTTTCCAAATTTTGGCGGAAGGGGTGAGATTCGAACTCACGGATCTTTTCAGATCGTCGCATTTCAAGTGCGGTGCCTTAAACCGCTCGGCCACCCTTCCATGTAGTACTATATAACAGATTCGGATAAATATGTCAAAGGCAAAGTATGGGAGCCGACTAAAAATGGATCATGTCGCCATAAAAAAATCGATTTTTAAGAGTCAACATTGTCAGCGTAATTGGGATCTTACCCAAGAAATGCCTGAAGATGATTTGGACACCTTAATGATTGCGGCCACACAATGCCCAAGCAAACAAAATATTGCATTTTATAAATTACATTTTGTAACCAACCGTGATCTTATCGAGCGAATCCATGGACACACAAAGGGTTTTGTGATGAAGCATGGTGAAACTCGCGACAAGACCGAATATACAACAAATGCTCAAGTGCTTGCTAACTTATTGATCGTATTTGAAGAATATCTTGATCTATCAAAGGCTCAGGATGCTGGTCGTAATGAACAAGTTATTGATCTGACAAATGGAACAGCGAAAGACAGTGATCTAAAACTTATCGAAAAAGATAGAATGATGGCTATTGGTGTGGCCGCTGGATATTTAAATCTTACCGCATCTCTAATGGGTTATGCGACTGGATGCTGCACTTGCTTTATATCCAATGAAGTTCAAAAAGAAATGAATATAAAGGGACGACCATTGCTACTAATGGGAATTGGAATTGCTGATAAGACTCGCAATCGTCGTATTCATCAGATTGAAGATTTCATGTTTCCGACTAAGCAAAAACAACCAATTCCAGTAGAATGGGTCAACTGATTGTATTCATTACATGATTTAACACATCTGCATCTTGAAATAACCACAAAATGTAATGCTGGATGTCCAATGTGTCCTAGATATTATAATTATACTACACTATTAAGAGAAGATATTGGTAGTGTAGATATGACATTATCCTCAGCTAAAAATATATTACAGCATAGTCTTTTATCCAATATAAAACTTATTCATTTTTGTGGTAATTATGGCGATGCGATTGTGAATAAAGACTTTATTCCGATAGTAAAATATATTAGATCAATAAATCCTAATATTCATATCACCTTAAGCACCAATGGCGGTGCTAGAGATAAGAAATTCTGGACTGATATAGCACATTTAGTGGATAAATGTGATTTTGGTATAGATGGTCTTAGGGACACTAATCATCTATACCGACAATTTGTTAATTGGGATTTATTAGAAAGAAATGTTAAAACATATACAGAAGAATCAATAAAATTAGGCAAAAGAAATCATTCAGCCTGGATTATGAATGTATTTCGTCATAATAAACATCAAATCAATGAAGCTAAGTCACTTTCTAAAGAATGGAATGTGACAACTTTTTCCCAAAGATTAACTGATAGATTTTCTACAATGGGTAAAAATGGTGTAACTAATTGGCCAGTATATGATAAAAATTTGAATCTGACTCATGTAATATACCCGTCAGAAAATGACAATAATGATATTAGTCATGATCTTATGGAAACCTCAATGAAATTGGTAAAAAAGATAACCAGACCGACTAGATTTGAAATATCATCAGATGATTATAAATCATTAGAAAATCGATATGGTAATGATAAAATCTCTTGTAAAGTAAATTCAGGTAAAAAATCAATATACATTGATTACAAAGGTAGATTATATCCATGTTGCTATATCGCCAGTACTATTAATTTACCTGGTGATTCTAAAGGTCAACAGCTTATTCAGATGTATGAACAATTCGGTAAAGATTTTAATGATTTAAATATCAATAGCATTGAAAATATATTTGAAAGTGGCATATTCGAAGAAATTGAAATAAGCTGGTACAAGAAAAGCATATCTTGTGGCAAGACCGCAGTATGCATTGCCAAATGCGGAATCAATAGCCACAAGAGTGCTTTAATTTAGATCATGTTTTATCAAAAATCATGGATTAACTAATTATCTCATATCAATGAATATGATTCGATAAGAATCCTTCTTTGTAACACCATCAACTTCAAATTCACGTTGATGTCCATGGGATATAAAAATTCTATCCTTTGATAGATCCACAGGAAGGCGCCGCACTAAATTATCAAGTGAGCGGGCGCCTTTCACATCTTCAATTACATAAAATTTATTGACTTTATCTTTGTAATTATTAAAAGTTGTTAGCTGTTGAAGCCAATCATGACAACCATCATCGACTATGATATCATATGTCTTATCAATTAGATCAGCTTGTGCTTTATCTGTTGAATCCAAATTGTAAATTTTAAAATCATTTTCCAGATTTGGATCATATTGCCGAAATAGATCAACACCCTCTACTGTGGCTTCAGGCCATATCGATCTCCAAGCTTTTAAAGAAGCGCCATATGCAACACCAATTTCAAGAATAGATTTGACCATAGAATCGCCTATGATCTCATTATAATATTCATGGTATCTGTGATAATGCTTATCACATTTATATTTTGAAAATTCAGTTTCAAACTTATTAGGCATATGGCGCGCACCTTTCTATGGTGCTGGGTGAGGGATTCGAACCCCCAACCTACGGTTTACAAAACCGTTGCACTACCGTTGTGCTAACCCAGCTTAACCCTATGTATCTGTAATAAATTCTATATTTTTTACAGAAGTAACTTCAAACGTAAGACCTTCTTCATATTTCTTATCTTTGACAGAGACTAAAAAATACTTGTCTTGGCCATATACCCAATGTATCTCAGCATCAATCAATCGACCATCAGGCTTTTTCAGTTTTACTTTTTCACCAGCCCTTGGATGTGGAGTTGGTGGTCTGAAATATATCGTCAATATTTTGATACCGTAAGATTATTCATCAAAGACAAATGTTGCTTAGGAATACGTTTCCAAAGCTGCACCGCAGGCTGATCAATATCAACCAATAACATGTCGCGGCCGTCTTTGGTATGATATTCTCTAATTGCTAGATTCTTAGGTTCTGTAACTTTCATTACCCAACCACTATAATGATACTTATGTTTTGGTGCAGAGACTAGAACGAAATACAATTCGTCAGCATTAGTGCATTTAGCCAATTGATCTGGCCTAAAGGTCATAGCATTTTCCTTGATAAAAGGAACCTGCGTCTTGACCTCAACATTCTGTACACCGTCAACCAACATGTCCTTAACTCTATCATATTGATCATGAGACATCTCGACATGTCGACCCTCTTCTTTTAGGAGGGTTGCGACTAGGATCTCACCGGCTGTACCTAAAGCCACAGCCATATTACGGGCAGTTTTTGACATTCGCTTGCTTTCATGTATTATCATTATATGGCTCCGGGTGCTGGACTCGAACCAGCGACCCAGGGATTAACAGTCCCTTGCTCTACCAACTGAGCTAACCCGGAAAACACTTAATAGCATCAGAGTGCTTACACTTGTTACGATAACCAAACCCCTTGCACGTGCAAGTCACAGAGAAGCCATATTTCTCTACGATATATACCCGACCCTCAGAGGTGCGGACTCGGAATTTACGTGTTTGCGTCTGTTTGCTCATGGTACTATACTATATGATTTCTAGAGGGATGTCAATGTGTAATTTCAATCTGCTCTAGGATACCACGATGAAATGTGTGGCTTTCAGAACCTATGGCATATTTGCCATTGGCCTCTGCCAGACGATTATAGATGGCTTTCACAGCAATGTTTGGATCACATGAACCACACATGAATACATCCACAGCTGCATAACCATATTCAGGCCAGGTGTGAACAGATGCATGACTCTCAGAAAGAATCACTACACCAGTCACGCCGCAACCTTCTCCAAAGCCATGAAAATTGCTATGGAGAACAGTTGCGCCTGACTCACGGCAAGCATCTACAAAGATTGACTCTAGCAAGCCAACCCCACATAATACGTTAGGCTCGACATCCCAGAACTCGGCGATTACATGTCGGCCGAGTCGCTTGACGGACGGGACGTGAAGCACCGCGCTCATATCACGCCTGCCGTGTAATATAAGTCTTACGAATACTCTGAGGCTTAAAATAGTCGCCTACTAGTCGTTCAACCGTAGCTTGATCATACGGCTTGCATGAGAATACATCCAGATAGATGTCATTTGTCTCATTTACAAAATGAGCACAGATATTAGATGTCTCGATAAGCTGAACCAGGGTATAGCCAGCCTTATTACCGCTACCAAAATTTACAATTTGCGGCTCGCCATATGCAACCAT